CCTGATTACCCAACGCTCCACGGGCTTCCTCAACGCGGGCCTGCATGTCGGCAGTCATCTGACCAGCACGAGTAGCCGTAGTATCGGCAATTTCCTGCTGAACGGTTTGACGGAACCCTTCCTGTTCCTGCAACTGGCCCTCAAGTTGACCCTGAATGTCACCAATCTGGCCTGTGCGGCGAGTAAACGCATCGTTCAAAACACCCAACTGCTCCGCATTCAAGTTGCGAAGATCAAGGCGACCAGACTCAATCAGTTCCCGAATCTCAGGAGTGAAGTCCTTCGTTTCCAAACCACCCAACTGCGTTTCAGCACTTTCGGCCAACGTATCGTATGCAATGTCGATCTGACCAGTCAGATCGGTTGCAGTGTTGAATTTCTCTTGGTTCGTAATCGCCTGAAAGGCTGAACCCTCCGCTGACGCAGCGTTTGCCGCAGCCTCCTCCAAAGCAGTCAGGTCGGTTCCTCCCGCGCCCTGATTGTAAATATCCCATGCAGCGGTCAGAGCCTGACCAGTCGCGTCTAAAACACCCTGATAACCCTGACTGTAGTCGTCCTGTACGTAATTGTCGCCACGCACATCGGCGTATTCGTTCCAAGCGGTTGGGGTCCAACCACTGCCTGTGTTGAACTGACCCCCATCGCCTGTGTTGTTGGCAGAATTAACGTAGTTATTCCAACTGTCTGCATCCCAGCCGCTGCTTGTGTTGAACTGACCTCCATCGCCTGTGTTGGCAGAATTAACGTAGTTATTCCAACTGTTTATATCCCAACCACTACCCGTATTATAGCCGCCCACAGTTACTTGTGCTTCAGCCTCCGCTTCATCAAAGTATTGCTCCATATTGCTAAGGTTCGCATCAGCGGCGATCTTGGCACCGAACGCTTTATAAGACTTGTCAAAATCTTCTTGTGACAACTGGTTAAGGTATGAATACTCGCCACGGCTTGTTTTGAAGATGTTCTTGAAGTCAGGAATGCCAACACCCATCAGATCACCCCCTGCAACGACTGGGCAATACCAAACCGTCGCAACGCATTAGCAATCTGATCCGACATCGTACCCGTATAGAACTGTTCCTCAATCTGCTGACGCTGACGATCCAACTGACGGTTCGCTTCCTCCGTCTGCCCAGCCAAATTGTAACGCGCAAGTATCCCCTCACCCGCAGCACGCTCACGCCCACGCGCGTGCAAACCCGAATCGACCATGCCGCGCTGGTTGAACCTACCACCAAGGGCACGCGACGCATCCTTGATCTGCTTATTCAACTTAAAGGTCCCCAACGCACTCTGACGCCCCAACCCTTCACGGGCACGCTCAATATCGTCAAAGCCGTAACCGTAATCGGTTACACGCCTGCCGATCCCAGCAGCCCGTGCTGTAGCGTCACCATAAGCCATAACTATTTAACCCCAAGTAATCGGAATGTTGCTAACCAAAACCTTCTTCGTGGCAGACGCATCCGTATCATACAAAATCACGTAATCCGTGGCAGCAGCCTCCGCACCCAACGCAGTCAAACGGCTCGCATCCACTATCAACGTGGCTGTACCCGTCGTAGCCCCACCATTCAGACCGCTCGTAGCAGCCGTAACGATGCCCTCAATGTCGCCCTCAAACGCTGATGACTGTTCAGAAGTTCGCTGATTTCTCATTATGTCGGTCCATAGTAGGTAGCGAATACAACTGAATCGGACGAACCGACCCGAATCAACTTCACGGCAGCCATATCGGTAAACAACTCAATGCTCGTATACGGAGCCAGATAATGCCCCACACTCGCCGTGGGAGTACCCCACCGTAAGCGCACAGGTTCCGCCCCGTTGGTCAACAGAGCAGAATAGATCGCTGACGGAACCGTCAAAGCGACAGCCGTTGACGAAACCGTCAACGACTGGTCGCTCTGAGCAACCCCAAAATCTGAAGATCGGTTCCTAAGGGACAATTAAATCCTCTTCTACTGTTGCACCGTTCATGCCTGCCAACTGCTCCTGCAATATAGCGTTTTCGGCCCGCTTCACAGCGAGTTCCCATTCCAACTGTCCACGCTCCGACAGGTTCCGCAGAACATCTTCGATACCAATGCTTGTTTCCATTTTTAACTCCAAACGGCTGGCAAGTTTGTTACCAGCACTTTCTTTGATGAATTATCTGTCACATCCTGAATGATGACGTAATCAGTCAACGCTGCGTCTGTACCCAGCGCCGACAATTCCGACACATCCAGAGTTAACGTTACTGTACCAGACGTTCCACCACCTGACAGACCCACGCCTGCCGTAACCCCTGTAATATCGCCCGAAATGTTTTGCGAAATCTTTCGCAACTCATACTCAATCGAACGAGCATTAGCGCCTACGAAACGGTGTGTTGGAGTGTAGGTAGGCATTACGCCACCTCCGCGTGCCACTCCAAGTGGCGCTGCTGCGACGACCGTACTTCGCGTACATCGCCTTTCACTTCAATCACATCAGTTCCTATTGCTTCCAGTTTCGCTTGGTTCAGCGCATGTTGTTCCGTGTTTTCCCGCACAGTTTTGCGTACCAGATTGAACAGGCCAGTCACTATCGCCGCTGCTGTTGCGCCGATTGCTCCGACCCATTCGATACCCATTACGACGCTTGAACCGCAAATGGGTCAGAACCGTCTTTTTCATATTCTGTTGTGATGGTGCCCACATTGGCGTCATTGCGTTCGCCAATCACCATCCACGAACACACCGCATCAACCGTATCGGAAGTGATCGTCAACGTCTTGCCCGACAGCGACCACTCCACCGCATTGCCCGATGAGGCAACCAACGCCCACGGGTTCGTGCAAAGTGCTTCCCATGTTCCATCGGTCATGTCTGATTCAGTGTCCAGATCGACGGTTGCCGTGCCACCTGACAGGGTGGCGGTTCCGCGATAGATCAGGTCTGGACGCGGACCCTCCGTGTCGTAGTGCCGCAACCGATGGTTGCCGCCCTTGATCGGGTGCGGGATGTCGAAACTCTTTGTGCTGGCACAAGTCAGGACACCAACATTGGTAACCCTGAAGGCTTCAACCCAACTGATGTTGCCGTCTGCTAATCCATCGACGGCAGCATGGAACACTGCGTCGCCATCGTCAACCCCCAACAACCCTGCGGGACCGTCGTTGATATAATCCCAACCTGAACCAGTATCAACCGTTGCATTGGAACACAACCAAACCTGATCCTGTCCGTTGGTTTGGGAATAGTTGATGCCGCCTCTTGGGAACAGCAGATTGTAATACTGGCGATGGCCGACCCCTGCACGGGTCGTGCCAAACGCCACATCCCCGTTAGGCTGCACACGCACTATGGTGGTGGAGTTCGTCTGGAGGTTCAGGTTGTCTTTAGCGTCGATATACATGTCCTCATCGGTGCCCCTCGCCCGAATGTAGAAGTTGCCGTCGCCGTCGTGGTCGATGAAGGAGTGCGACCCGTTGGCGTAGACCTTCAGGTCAGAGCCAGTGCCGAGAATCAACTGCCCCGCGTCATAGATGTTGAGAGTGCCGACCGAACTCCACTGGCCGACAACTGCTGTGTTGTATATGAAGCGCAGGTCGTTGCCGTAACGATCAAATGACAGGTTGTTGGAGTAAGAAGTGCCACCCTCAAAGTTGATCTGACCGCCCTCGTTTGCATCCGACGGTTGGCGTCCGATGGTGAGGCCCGTGAGGACGGGCGACGCGGTGTTGATGCCGACCCTGTTCTCTGAAACATCCACATAGAGGCAGTTGGTGTCTACAACAAGATCGCCAGATACCGTCAGGGTGCCATCACCGATAACAACATTGCCATCAGAAACATCCAACGCCGTCGTACCATTCGTACCTTCAAGAACCAACTTGTTCGTATCGGCATCCCACTCAAAATAGTCACCTGTGGTGTCACCCCACAGTTTCACATCATGTCCAGCACCCGTTCCACCCAACGTCAAAGTGTTGTTCAACTGAATAGCACCAGTGATCGTCCCGCCGTCCAGTTGTAACAGTCCGGGCGTGGTGTTGACGAATGCTTCGATGTCGTCAAAGTTGGTGTTCATTTCCGAGGCAACGATTGCGTCGCCTGAATTGAATACGGTTGTTACTCCTAATACTGCCATTTATCTACCTTAGTCGGCGTGGGAGGTATGTAAACGCTAAAGCGTTTACTTCCCACGTATCGTTTGTCAATTTTGGACCGTCAATCCGCATACTTACTGCCTGCGCTGTCCCGATTGTCGGCAAACGCTTAATATCAGTCACGGTTGCCTCTGCGTCAGCGGCCCACAACGCCAATTCTGGCGAACCTACCTCGTTGTTATCCCACTCAGCGGTGCCCCATGCAGACGTTGAGTCGCGGCCCGCGATCACAACGTCGAATGTCTTGTACGCCTGTGCCTTGTCAAAGTCACGGTAGACGCTTACACCCAACGTGATGGCTGATCTAGCCAATGTCACCATGCGGGCTTTACCCCACCGTTTCTTAACAATTGGGTTCTTTGTCGTTACCCACGTAGTTGTAAAGTGGGAATTAATGTGGGCTTCCACAGGATCATTAGAATCAAGGTAGCGGTCTGTGACCCGTGTATCATCTGCATCCATCTGAATAACGCTGCCTGTGTTTGTAACACAGCCACCGACTGCAATCGGAGTAGAGTTCGGAGGCCGATACGCATACAGCGGCCCCGCGTCAATGTCTGTCGTCGTCCATGCGCCACTCTCACCCAACGACGGATCATATACCAGTGTGCGTCGTACGGTAGCGGCCCCGCTGGCAGTCCAGTCAACCGACACATACAGACGGTTATTCGACCATGCCAACTGGGGCGGATTCGTAAACGAGATACGCCCATCGTCAATAGCGGGCTGTAACTTGTTGAACACCCAATGGAACCGTTCCCCGTCATACAGGTAGACGCCTTGATGTCCGTGCCATGTGAACACCCCGTAAGGGGTGGACACGGGGCTAGAAAGTGCTACTGAGCCGACTGAGTTCGATAGTTGAACTACTTGGAAAGAATCGGAGTCGAAGCCGAATACGGCATACGCACTGTTGTTCTTAAACACGACCAGACGGTCGCCGTGGGGAACCAACCCAGTAATGTAGTCACCGTGTTCG